TAGAGATCCTTATGCAGTAATCAGGAAGGTGAATACAGATAGATATAAGATGTTCACTATTCAGGGAGATGGTGGATTAACTCCATTAGTGGATAAGTCTATGGTCGAAGAAACGTCAAAAAATGACATTGCTGAATAAGAAAGGAGGATGAAAGATGAGATACATTATAACAAGAGCATCGCAATTTGAGAAATCTCCGCACCCTGATGCAATCAAAGTAGTAGGGCACACATATAAAGATGCCAGAACATTTAAAACTAAGGAAGAATGGTTAGCGAAGTTTCCAGAAGACGCAGTAAATGCTCTGCAATGGGGAGTAGCCAAGAATGGTAATCCATTCAGGATTGTTGCATCTATACAGATCTATTATGAGATTGAAATTTCAGATCTTATAGAGTTTGTGCGAAATAATGGTCCCGTCGTATTAACTGTCAATGACGATAATATGCCTGAAATAGAAATATACGATGATTACAGGGAATAGAAAGGAGAATAAAGATGTATCTAATCAGATTGTACAAATACAAACGCGGATACTGTCCATGCAACGAAGAAACAATTTACTTTATGTTTAATCCAAGGCAGGAAGGATCAGCTGCGAAGGTGACTTTAAAAGAAAAGATTATAAACTTCTTAGCAGGAAAGAAAGGATAAAGATGAATAAGGAGATAATGAAGAGGATGGGATTTGCAGCTGAGGTTGATGCAGTAGCAAGAGGCATGTGTCCGTTTTGTTAGCATCCTATAAAGCAATCAGATTTTAAAGATGATTTATCCAGAAAAGAATTTAAGATTTCTGGACTTTGTCAAAGTTGTCAGGATAAAACTTTTGGAAAGGAGAATGAAGAAGATGTCTTCGACGAACAAGCCTTTTAACAAAAGAAGTTGGGCAACATTACCAGACGGAACGCATATTCCTGCAGATAAGAGAGCATTCAATTTGGTGACTGATCTAAGCTTGCCTAAAGATGTGGAAGTTGCACATGATCGAGCTTATCAGAGAATGCCTAATGGGGAACTGAGGAGAGTAAAGGTAATCAAATCATCAACAGGTGAGTTTGTGGCTGTGCCAGAAAGGAAGAAGAAAGATGGAAAAGGAAACAGAAGAAGAGTTATTCAAGATGCATGCGAAAATAAATAAGTTAATACGTGCTGTAGATGCCCTAACAAAAGAAATAAGTAACCTGAGTGCCTTGACGCTTGAGAGAGCAGGAGAGTATAGAGATGACTAAAGAAAGCATAAAAACAGGAAAGATTTGTCCTGACTGTGGATGGGATGATGGAAGGGAGTTTATTCATTCCTTCGACAAGTCAAAGACTTATGTCTGCCCAAAGTGTTCCTTTATGGGAACAGAGATTGAATGGAAGAGGGCTGAATATGATAAAAGTCCAGCATCTCCAAACTAAAAAGGATTTCTTTGGACTTCATGATGTGACAGTGGTAGTGAATGGATCTGGAGAATATACCTATACTCTTGGCAGTGAACACGAAGTGGATGTCTTTGTGGCCAAGATGAGGTTTCATCCAGGAAGGGCGTTGAATTATCTTAAGAAAATTAAAATTGGGGAGGTAATAAAGAAATGAAGACGTACAGAGGAAACTTGTTAGTTACAACCTATATCGAGGACAGGACGCAGGATCAAACAGTTATCAACACTATAATCTTTAAAGTAGAGCAGTACATCAACGATAAAGTAGCTATGGAGCTGTATAAGAAATTTGGTGTTCTTGTTAGATTACACATGAAAGGAGGAAAGTAGAAGATGGAAAAGCAAACAGTGATATTTGTCAAACCAGATGAGAAGAAGCACAGTGTGAGGTATTATGGAGAAGGTGAAGAACCTGCCATGGAAAGCATCTATGTCCGGAAATCAGCTCTTGGAGGAAAGATACCAAAGAAATTACAGATTACGATTGAGGAGATAGAGTAGTAACAGCTTAAAAATATTTATTGACAGCTGTGGAAAAATTTGTTATACTGTGTTTGAAAATATGAACTGATGAGTTTTAGACTACAATTCTATGAAAGGAGGAATTTGATAGATGCCGCACGTTCAAGCAAAGCTTGATGATCCTACGTTCAGGGAAGTTAAAAAAGACGCCATCGATAAGGATAAATCTATTGGCGACTACGTTAAAGATGCGGTTGTCGCAGAGCTTGAACGTGGCAAGACGGAAGCGGGTAAGGAGACTCCCAATAAACCTAACTAACTCTCTTGAAAGGAGATCAAAAAGATGGCTAAGCATACTAAGAAATTGGGACTGGAGATCGTGGGAACTGTCGTGAAGATTCAGGAAGTTGTCACCGGGATCAAGATGGAGTTTGACTTCGCGAAACTGCCTAAGGAGATTCAGGCGAAACTCGGACCTCATGGTTTGAAGCAGAAACTGGGAGACAGTGCTGCCGGCGATGCAGGTCAAGAAGCAGTCGATTCTATCAAACATGTCTGGGATGGCCTGATGGCTGGTAACTGGGCTGTTCGTGGTGCCCGCGGAGAATCTGTCTCCGTGTCCGCAGTTGAGGCCGCGATTGCTGCTCTGCCGGCTGCTGAGCAGATCAAAGCACGCCAGACTATGCTTCGTCTGAAGGCTCTGAAGCCCAAGACTGACGAAGATTTCGCCTTCATGCTCTCTCAGAAGATCATGACGGCAGAAGAGATTGCGGCTGCAAAGGCTGCGATCGCGGAGAAGGCTGCTCCTAAGAAGTAGATCCAAATGAGAGAGCTGACGTAACGGTAACTTGGGATACGCGACCTGAGTTGCACGAGAGATGCAGCGATGACTTTCAACGCTTGCAGGTAAATCTGGGCCACAGAGAAATCCTGCCGTCAGCTCTCTTTACTTTCCAAGAAGTGTCAATTTTTGACTTTTCTTCCCACCAAACAAGGAGACTACCACAAATGTCTAAATCCGTGAGAGTATCTCACTCCGCAATCACCCAAATGAACCTCTGTCCACGACTAACCTTATTCAAAGAGGAGATGCGACTGTTCTCAGTCAATGGCTCAATGGATATGAGGTATGGTCTTGCCTATCATAGAGGGCAAGAAGGATACTATAAGGGTGGTAAGGATGTGACGAAAGGAATGGAAGCTGCTGCTGAGTATTGGGCAAAGCCAACAGTGCAGCATTATGAAGATGATTATAGAACACTTGAAGTACTGCTGACTGCTTTAATGTCTTATGACGAAAGATACAGACAAGATACTGAAAAGATGATCGGGGAACCTGAGCAGAAAGTCATCGCCACAATTCTCCTAACAGATGAGGAGAAAAGTCTCTACGGAGACATTGAAGTTAGATTCGTGGCAGTGATTGACTTGATGCTGGAACTCGATGGAGCTCAATGGGTTGTAGACTTCAAATCAACTAAGTCCGATCTCCCATACATGGCGTCGAAGCTAAGGAAGATGGCGCAACTAATGGGCTATCAGTTTGTGGCTCGCTCAATGTATCCAAACGTAACTGGATGTCTGGTTGATTATTATCAATGCAAAGCAGTTAAGAGTAGATCAACTGGACTGTACGGTCCTGTCAAAACAGACTTCATGAAGTTCCCTATGATCTTCTCCAGTCAAGATTATAAGATCTGGAGACAGTACATCATCTGGAATGCATTCAAGCTCAATGTTGCTAAGAAGGCTGGTTATCCTCCTGAATACGGTAGTTGCTACGCCTTTAATAAGACGTGTGATTACTTGCCTCTTTGTGATCATCCTAAGTGGGATCTGGAGAGATTTAAGGAAACTGAGGGATTTGTTGTTGTTCCTGATGATAGAGAGGCAAAGGAAGTTATTGAAGTGAAAGGAGAAGGATTATGATTAGCTTGTCAAAGACTGATCTAAACTTTGTGTTATCTCGTTGCCCAAAGGATGTTACTAAACTACTGAGAGATAATCCAGGCAAGTTAATTCTTGCTGGAGGATTTATCAGGAATGTGATTGCTGGATTCCCTGCATCAGATGTGGATTTGTTTGGCACAAGTAAGGAGTTCCTTGAAAGTATAGCCAAAGATCTGACTATCCAACGTAAGGGCAGAATGTTCCAGACAAAGAATGCGATTACTGTTCTATCGTCTGCTCGTATTCCTGTACAGTTTATTACTCGATGGCTGTTTGAGTATCCGGAGCAAGTAGTGGCGAGCTTTGATTTTACTACTTGTCAAGCGGTTATATGGGCACAGAGTAAAGGGACCGGTCCAGTTTACTTTGAGTCAGCAGTAGCGGATAATTTCTATTCTGATCTTGCTGCAAGACGACTTGTTTATACTTCTCCTGATCGTGACGAAGAGGCAGGTGGATCGATGCTTCGAGTGATGAAGTTTGTCAAGAAAGGATACAATATTCAAGCAGATTCACTTGCTGCAGTTATTGGCAGGATTGTAAGGAAGATTGATTTCAATAAGTTACCTAAGGGATATGTCGATGCAGGACTTGAAATGGTAATCTGTGGCTTACTGAGAGAGGTCGATCCACTGGTAGTTGTTGATGGCGTCGATCTTCTGAACGAACATGAGATGGTATTCGAAGATGAAGCCAAATAAGGAAGGCTCATTAGATGTCTTGTGGTTCGTACTGCTTATAGTTGCAGTATTCGTAATTGCGAAGTGTTTATATTGAAAGGAGAATAAATGAAGAAAGTTTGGTTACTTACAACAGGAGATGGATCAGATGGAAATGAGTGGAGACTTGAGAGTATTCATTCTTCTGAAGTTTTAGCATTAAAAGCACAGATTCTATACAATGGTCCTGTAATGCGCGGTGATGGAAGTTCTTATATGCGCGAATCGGATGTCGAGGAGTGGGATATGGAGGAGTAAAATGATCAGAGTCTATATTGCCTCACCCTATACACTTGGTGATGTAGCAGTTAATGTGAAGAAGCAGATTGATGCGGCAGAAGAATTGATGAATTTAGGTTTTGCACCTTACGTTCCTTTGCTATGCCACTTTCATCACTTAATTCATCCTCATCTTTATCAGGAATGGACCGAACAAGTTAGTGAATGGATTATCTGCTGTAACGCAGTTCTTCGTTTACCCGGCAAATCAGGAGGTGCTGATGCAGAAGTTGCTTACGCTAAAACTTTTAATATTCCAGTTTTTGAATCAATTAATGCGCTTCGTAGTAAGTTTAGGACCACCAGTAAATAAAAAGGAGATAAGTATGAATGAGGTTAAATTAATCTTAGTAAAAGACGAATCAGGAAGTGAATGCTCGAAGATGTATAGGTATGTTTTTGGCAAACCTGGATCGCAGATAAGTGGAGGAATATACTTTAAGAAGGGAGTGCCAGTGCCAGATCAAGTTGTGTTGGCTTTCAGGAAGGAGAGTGAAGATGTCTCAGAACGCTAAGGATGTCACAGTGAACACTGAATTCTTCAAGATCATGTCTGTTGGCGAACCTGGATCAGGCAAGTCAATTTTAGGATCTACTTTTCCAACTCCTGGATTTGTGTTTGACTTTGCCAACAGCATCATCTCGTATAAGGGACTTGACTTCGACTACGAACAATACGAGATGAGTCCTATTGGATGGGTTAAGTTTGAGAAGGATATTAACCTGATTATAAAAGCTGTTAAGGAAGGGAAATATGTTTCTGTGCTTGTAGATGATCTATCTGCTATGTCCGCGATTTGTATGGAAAGAGCAATGCAGATCAATCCTCAAAGGTCAGACACAGGAGGTCCCGTTTGGAACATCCATTATGCAATGGTGAGAAATTTGATGGAAGGTAGGCTAAGGCAAATTTATAACATGAACGCTAATATCCACTTCATAGCGCATCTTCATGTAGTGACTGACCAAAAGACAGGAAACATTATTGGAGTTGAACCAATGCTTACTGGAGCACTTCCAGTAGTTATTCCGGGACTCTTTGATGAGGTTTACTACCATACAACTAAGAGAGAAGGGGGTGATACAAAATGGCAGATACAGACAGTCCCAATGGGATATAATAAAGCAAGGTCACGACTGTCTGGGAAGTTAAGAACCTTGCCGGATCTTCTACCTAATGACTACGCTGAGATCATGAACTATCTGACAGGAAAGAAGATAAAGGATAAACACATACCTAAACCGCAGACTGAGACGAAAGGATAAATGACTATGGCAAAGAAGAATCAAGAA